ATTCTCCTCCAAGCCACGAAGCTTCCCAGAGAACTCTGGAAATTTCTTTTCTAAAACTAGTGTTTCCAATGGTGGCAAGATATTTGCTTTTCAAGGTCCCGGTCTGGCTGCTCGGTTTGAAATTAATTTGTGGATTGGAGAACTTTATATCACTCCTCCTAATAGTACTCCCTTTTCACCATATGTTAATATAAGCGATAATAATTGGCACCATTTAGGTCTTACGTTTAATAATACTTTAAATTCTGCAAGATTTTATCTTGATGGCAATCTTCATACTTTTCACTCATCGTCGGCGGGCGCAATAGCAAGCGATGATACGCTTCGCATCGGATGTAATCTCGGCGGCGGTGCTACTCCGCTAAACTTTTTTGATGGTAATATTGATGAATTATCTTTTTGGGACTCTGCACTAAGCGAAGAACAAATACTTTTTCTCTACAACAAAGGCGAGGGCATGGATGCGAATACCTTGAATTGCGACACTACATTCTTAAATCCGGCAATCAATGCTGGGGTTAGATATGATGGTAAAACCACAGACCTTCCTGGCCTTAAAAGACCTGAAACCAGCGGAATAATTTATACACAGAAAGTGCTTGGTATAGAAAGCGGTAGTATGAATAGATGTCTGGGGGTATTAAATCAATCTGCACCAGACGTAGGTGCATATGAATATGCAACGAGAATGTCAAAAGTAAAAAAAGTTTTAGACGTAAGCAATTAAGCAATGAAGAATAAAAATTTAAATAAAATAGCAGCTGTTGAAAAAGCTATTTCAAAAAAATATGGTAATGAAACTATTGTAAACCCTAAAGCTTTTTGGACCGATGAAAAAGAAAAAGAATATTTAGAAGAAATAAAAGAACTTTATAAAAAAGAATGCAAACAAAAAGAAGATACAGAGAAAGTTGAGAAAGACGGATTTTTCCTTTCTAAGAATCTAATTACTAAGAAAAGCAAAAGAAAATGTCCTATATGTGATATTTACTCTTTTGAGTTAAAAGATGATGTATATATGAATAAATTTGAATGCTGTTTCAAATGCTATATTCAGTGGGTTGATGGTAGAGAAGAAAGATGGCTAAACGGATGGAGACCAAACTATGAAAATAACCAAAGAAAAACTTAAGCAATTAATTAAAGAGGAATACGCTAGTATAGCGGGCGAAGATACAAAGCTTGAAAATGTTGAAGAACCAGGCTTTGGTGCGAGTGGTGAGCCGCCACCCGTTAATCCGCTAGAATTCAAGGACGCAATTAAAAGCTTACAAGATGCTGCAACCGCCCACGATGGTACCATTCACTTTATTACTGCGTTTTTAGAAAAGAAATTTCCAGAGTTCTCTGGGAAGCTTCGTGGCTTGGAGGAGAATAAATAAAATGGCAACAGTATATGATATTATAAAAGGAATCTCACAAGCTGCAGCAAATGCTTATGATGGTTCGCAATATGAAAATTTATCTGCAGATGGTAAAGCACGCACATGCGGTTTAAAAAGAGAAATGGGAGATCCAATTATTGATTCAAGAGTTATGGATGGTTTTGGTGTAAAATTTCATGGTACACAACTAATAATTACTTATCAATCCGAAATTTCAATTAAAGAATTTCACAACTCTAAATATGATCAAGACATTGAACAAACGTATGCAGACATAGTTAAATTTTTAAAGAAAGAATACAAGGTAATAACCGGCAACACCCTTTCTTTAAAAGAAAATGGGCCTGCAGAAATACATTTACAAAATATGTCTAGAGTTCGAAGCTGGGTTCAGGCTACAAAAGTATATGCAATAGGCGGATTACCATCAGATTCACCAGGAGCTATATTAGACGACTCTCAGCGTGATTTTGGCCCAGAACGTTTAAAGGGAGCTATTGAAAAGTGGTTAGCAATAGGCAAAGATAAATATCCTAAAACTAAAAAACCACAGAATGTAACAAGAAAGGGCGAACAATAAGAGAAATATTAATTAATGAGCTACAAACTGACAAAACAGGAAATAATAAAAGAAGTTATTAAATGTGGCAAAGACCCAATATATTTTATAGACAATTATGCTAAAATTCCCCACCCAATAAGAGGCTTAATTCCTTTTAAAACATATAGCTATCAAGGAGAATTATTGGAAACGTTCAACGATTATCGATTTACAGTAATTCTTAAAGCAAGGCAGCTAGGAATTTCAACTATTACAGCGGCATACATTGTTTGGATGATGTTGTTTCATCGCGATAAAAACATTCTTGTAATGGCCACAAAATTTTCTACAGCAGCTAACTTAGTTAAGAAAGTTAAATCAATGATTAGATACTTGCCAGATTGGATACAAATAGCATCAGTTTCAATAGACAATAGAACTTCTTTTGAATTGTGTAATGGATCACAAATTAAAGCTTCTTCCACTTCTGCCGATGCTGGTCGTTCAGAAGCTTTATCTTTATTGGTTGTTGATGAGGCTGCACACGTTGAAGGATTAGAAGAATTATGGACTGGTTTGTATCCCACTCTTTCAACGGGTGGTCGTTGCATTGCGCTTTCAACGCCAAATGGTGTTGGCAATTGGTTTCATAAAGCTTATATCGAAGCCGAACAGAAAAAAAACGATTTCCATCCGGTAAAGCTACAATGGGATGTGCATCCCGAACGAGATCAAGAATGGTATGAGAATGAAACTAAAAACATGTCACGTAGAGAAATCGCACAAGAATTAGAATGCAATTTTAACACTTCTGGTGAAACTGTTATACACTCAGCTGATATAACGAGAATCAATAAGACAATAAAAGATCCGAAATATAGAACTGGCTTTGACCGCAATTTTTGGATTTGGGAAGAATACAACCCAGAAAACACATATTTGCTTTCCGCAGATGTTGCAAGAGGAGACGGTAAAGACTATTCAGTTTTTCATATTTTTAAATTAGAAACTATGGAAATTATTGGCGAATATCAAGGCAAACTAACTCCAGACTTGTTTGCTGACGTTGTTTATAGTGCAGGTAATGAGTATGGCAATTGTATGGTTATTGTTGAAAACAATACAGTTGGATTTTCAGTGTTAGAAAAGCTTAAAGAAAATAATTATCCTAATGTTTATCACTCAGTTAAGTCGACTCATGAGTATGTTGATCAGCTTCAAGCAGAAGCACGATCTGGAACAGTTGCTGGGTTTACCACTTCGTTAAAAACTCGACCATTGTTAGTTGCTAAGTTTGAAGAGTTTATAAGGAACAAAATACTTACCATTTATTCTAAAAGAATCAGATCGGAATTAGATACTTTTATTTGGTACAACGGAAGACCAGAAGCTCAAAGAGGATATAATGATGATTTAATTATGGCATGTGCAATTGGTTGTTGGGTAAGAGATACTGCTTTGGTAGAAAATCAAAGAGATGCTGCCTATAAAAAAGCTTTTATAGATAGCATGGTTGCTGTTAATTCACGCTTAGACACGACAATTCCTGGAATGAGAAAACCAAGACAATGGGAATATGATGACAAATTGAACGATAGTATTAAAACAAATAAAGAATATATTTGGTTATTAAAAGGTTAAATAAATGGCTGAAAGAAACAAAAATCCAAAGAATCCAGTCTCTCCTTTATTTAAAAGGCTTACACGATTGTTTTCTGGACCTATTATTAATTATAGGTCTCAAACTACGCGCCAATTAAGAAGGCGTAAATTAGATAAATATGCTAGATCGTTTAAAGATGTTGCTGGGCAAAAATTTCAACGTGTTGGATATAACCCGTTCGATAATTTACAAGCTCACACAATGGCAACACAAAGCAGAATACAAAGATATGCAGATTTTGATCAAATGGAATACACGCCAGAAATTGCATCTTCCTTAGATATTTATGCAGATGAAATGACAACTCATACATCTTTACAAACGATGTTACATATAAAGTGCGATAATGAAGAAATAAAATCTATCTTAGACACACTATATCAGAATGTTCTTAATATTAACTTTAATCTTTTTGGCTGGTGTAGAACAATGTGTAAATATGGTGATTTTTATTTATATTTAGACATCGATGAGCAAATGGGAATACAAAATGTAATTGGACTTCCTTCTGTAGAGATAGAAAGACTTGAAGGCGAAGATAAAACGAACGCAAACTACGTTCAGTATCAGTGGAACTCAGCTGGAGTAACATTTGAAAATTGGCAAATGGCTCATTTTAGAATTTTAGGAAATGATAAATTTGCACCATATGGTACGTCAGTGCTAGATTCAGCTAGAAGAATTTGGAGACAGTTAACGCTCCTAGAAGATGCGATGATGGCATATAGAATTGTTAGATCCCCAGAAAGAAGAGTTTTTAAAGTCGATGTAGGCAATATCCCACCAGAAGATGTTGAACAATACATGCAAAAAGTAATCACTTCAATGAAACGAAATCAAGTTGTTGATCAGGATACTGGCCGCGTAGATCTTCGCTACAATCCAATGAGCATTGATGAGGATTATTTTATTCCTGTTCGTGGGGGCGTTGGCACAACAATTGAATCTTTACCTGGAGGCACATATACTGGCGATATCGATGATGTTAAATACTTGCGAGATAAACTTTTTTCTGCACTTAAAGTTCCACAATCATATCTTTCCAGAGGAGAGGGCGCAGACGAAGATAAAACAACTTTAGCTCAAAAAGATATTAGATTTGCAAGAACAATTCAAAGGTTGCAAAGATCAGCAATTACTGAATTAGAAAAAGTAGGAATTATTCATCTTTATACTTTAGGATTTAGAGGTGATGACTTAGTTTCTTTTACACTTTCACTTAATAATCCATCAAAGATAGCTGAACTACAGGAACTTGAGCACTGGAAAGTTAAATTTGACACCGCAGGTGCAGCTGCTGAAGGCTATTTTAGTAGAAGATGGATTGCTATTAACTTCTTTGGTATGAGTGAAGAGGAATTCTTAAGAAATCAAAGAGAAATGTATTACGATAGACAAGTAGATGCTCAACTTGAAGCTGTTGGTGAAGCTATTGCAGCTGAAGCTACTGGCGGATTAGGAGAGCTTGGCGCAGAAGAACTTGGCGCAGAAGAGTTAGGAATATGTGCCTCCAGGTAAAGATTCAATTGTTGTGCCAACGCCCCCACGAACAGGAATAAAATAATCCTCATCAATGCTCATTGGATTGTAGCGAAGATCTACGCGGCCAGTATCCT